GTCGAGCAGTGTGTCAGTGAATGCTTCGATGGCCATGATGTAGTCATCCACGTCGCGGATTGCACCGACGAAGAAGCGGGGGAGCATGAAGTTCTGGAAGCGAACGTATGTCTCCGCAGCCTCCTCGTCGAACAAGCGGACGGGGGTGAGCAGCAGTGCGACCATGTTCAGATATGCAGTGAACACGTTGTGCCTTTCGAGAGTAGGGGTCTCATTATAAGGCCCGTAAACCCTGCGAGGACAAAAATGAAAGGCTCAGAAAAACACAAACACCGTGCAAGAGTTGGGGTCTCTTACACGGCGTCTGTGTTGATTTCCTGGATGGGATATGGCCTTGTTACCGGGCGAGCTTCGTCACGAAGCCCAGCGCCTTGGTAGCGATGATGTGTCCGGACTTCTCGAAGATGAGGATGGCCAGGATGCCGCCGAGGCTTCCAGTCAGGTTGGCCAGCGTGTCAGGGCTCACGCGCTTCTTCGACTTGGATTCGTCGTTGAGCTTGTAGAGCTTGACCAGCTGATCAGCCGTCTTGGAGTACTCGTCGGATTCCGGGTCCATCCCCGCAAGCGAGTCGAACAGACGCGTGATCGCGTCGTCCAGCGGGGTGGGCTCGATGGTGGAAGCCTTGAGGGTGATCAAGGGATTTCTCCGTTCGTAGGGGTCTCACTACAGGGCAAGAATATCCTGCGACCCCTACGATTTACGGACGAATGATCGGGTTCTCCCCGGTACTGCTGCTGTCCACCCGGAACGTCACCTCGGGCTGGTTCTCCAGCGGAGCCGCGGCCTCGTTCAAGATGAAGTTCAGCTGTTTCGCGTCGGAGGTCTCTTCGACCTCGATGATGCCGGCGTACTTGACGTCGCTGCGATTGTACGAACGCGTCGAGACCCCGAGGACGACCCCGAGGAACGTGTTCAGTGCGGCCAGTGAGCCGACGACCTCTTCCGCCTTGGGCAGATGCCAGATCTGCGCCATGGTGAAATATAGAGCACCTGCAGCCGGCAAGACGACCGTGGTCGAATGCTTCAGCTTGATGTAGGTGCTATCGCCCAGCAGAGGCTTCTTCAGAGCGTGCGACGACTCGGGCATTGTTGATATGCTCCCCTTCTCGGGTACGTACTTCGGCTACTTCGGCGTACCTCCGAGGAGAAATCGGCAGCTGTTCGACAGCCTGCATGATCCTCTCGGCTACGCCATTCCCACCCAGTTCCTTGTACGGGTCGTAGAAGTACTTCCTGTAATCCTCGTACTCGTCCCTGGAGACGGAACCACGCTGAATGTAGTTCGCCCCGAGCGTCATCAACTCGATATAGGCCAGGCCCATCATGAGTCTTGTTGCCGCGGTTTTGTGGTCGGTTTTACGGAGAACGTAGGCCCAGAAGCCTGACGAAGCCACAACCGATCCAGCTGCCACCAGGACTACCTGCAGCCAGTTCACGTAAATATCCTCCCCTAAGTGGTGCGCTTCCAGACGCCCACGCTTCGAACCCAGGGCTCAGCGATCTTCCATACGCCTCCTACTTTTACGTAGGGGATCGCGAGTTTTGTCTCTGCTCCTACTTTTACGTAGGCGCCGGCGATTGTTCTGATACTACGTGGCGCCGACCAGGCTCCCCAGCCAACAGAGTTCTGGGCTCGTACCCAAAAGTAGTACGTGGTACCTGGATTAAGTCCCGTTACTACTTGGGGTGAACTTGCCACCGACAAGGTTGCCGATGGTGTAGATGGATTGACGTCCCAACCTATCTGGTAACCAGAGATTGAAGAGCCGTTGTTTTCCGGGGCGGAGAAAGCTACATCTACGCTTCTCATCCGGACACTCGACAACAGCGGCGCACTAGGTGCGTCAGGAGTGTTGAGTGTTTTCGCTGTTGCTCTACCGGACCAGGCACTCCAACCTACGGAGTTATGCGTCCGGGCCCAGAAGTAATACGTCGTTTCCTTGGCGAGGCCGGTAATCGTGGTAGATCGGTCTGATGAGACTGTGTGCTGCACCGTGGTAGAGCTGGTGCCATACCCGATCTGCCTCGCGTCGATGGCATCGCCACCGTTGGAGCCATCCGTGAATGTGGCGTAGACCGACGTTGCCGTGATGCTGGAAATAACCGGCGTTGTCGGCTTAGCCGGGATCGTGTCTCGCGAGATGGCATGCGGAAACGACGTCGGACCACCGATACCCGAGGCACTGGACCCATCGGTCAGTCGGAACGTGACCGTCTGGGAGGCGGTGACGGTGACTTCTCCGACCTTGTACCACGGACGCCCAGTCGGGTAGTTGATCGTCTTGCTTGTGGTCTTGCCGTTTGCCGTCCAGTTGAACGGCATACCGTTCCACCAGTCAGACGAATATCCGGCTCTGAACCAGAACTCGACGTCTGTTCCGGTGTCCCGGATCATCATCTGACCGGTTTCACCGGTTGTCTTGTACCAGTCAGTCACGGCGACACCTAACTGATGATCTTGAAGTAGATGTCTCCGTCACTGCCAACGGCTGGCGATGGATCTGTCGTACCCGATGTGATACCTGCCGCTGAGCGGTAGCCTGCCTTACCGACAGGAAGAAGAGCCTTCACAGCGGCAAGGAAATCTCGGGTACGGGTGATCTCTCGGGCACCCCAGCGAACTCGTCCTTCTTCTCCGGTCTCCGGGACCACTCCGAAACCCGCTGCAGTTGCTGCGTCTCCGATGGCCATATCTAGCCTCCCTTACGGTTGAGTTGCCCATTCTTCGTCGGTAAGCTCCGACCACGTCTTGTTGTTCAGCCACGACAGCCACGAGCCAGTCGTAACGAAGGTGTTCACGGCAAGCGTCGGATATGACCGCTCGCCTTCCCGGTCAGACACAAAGATCTGTTCCGTCACCCGCATGACGTTGGTAACCCCATCGGTGTTACGCATTTCGACGACATCGCCGAGGTTGTAGTGCACGCCATACTTGAACTGGCTGTTCTGAGCGATCTCACCGTCGAATGCTTGGTAGACGCGGTTCTTGGCAAGTTCCTCCATCCCCTTCTGCAAGAGTGCAGCGGGAATATCGGCCGTCTCAGTCGTGACGTCGCTCGCGTTCACGACTAGAACATGGCGCTCGAATCCCTCCACATCAGGGTCAACCCCTACGGGGTATACCTTGAGAAATCCCGCGGGGGAATACACGTACGCGACGTTCTTGGCCTTATCGACGGTAGTGAGTTCCTTGGTGTTCTGGAGGTTGTCGAGTTCGGGCGTGAATATGACCGGAGGCAGAGCCGTCTGTGCTGTCGTGCGGCTGCTGCCAGTGTAGATGTCGAAGTAGAGTTCCGACGCATCGTAGTTTCGCAGCATCCGGAACCCTAGGCTCCAGACGTTGCAAATATCCGAGATTGCGTCATAGACCGTCGTCGGGTCCAACTCCACGGTGATCGGATCGACAGGTTCAGCGATGGTGTCCGCCGGCATGAACGTTCCCTCGATGATGAAAGGGATCACGTCCGCAGCATCCAGGATGCCGGTAACACAAATATCGTGGAAGATCTTACGGGCCACTGCTGCCGGCTCGTCTGTGATGACCCACTTAGGCGAGGTCGTCAGGTTTTCGAGTGAATTCTTGGCCACCCGGTCAAGAAGGATGGCTTCGATGGAGCGGCCCTTGACTGACAGCATTCTCCGGCCTTCAGAGTCAACCGAATCCTCGACAGTTTCCACCGTCATGATCCGATGTGACTCGTTCATAGCCAGAATCGTGCCAGTCTTCAGGAGATTCCGGTTTGCAGGAGTCGACTCGATTTCCATGTCGAAGTCACCGAATGCAGCGAACCTTTCGGTCCAGATGAGAGACTCGAACCGGTCGATGACTGACACGCGGCGAAGCAGAGGGTCGAGGGTATACGCCTCCATTACAGCCCTCCATACCGGTTGATCCACTCGAACGTCAGCGGAATCCCAGCTCCCGTTGCCTCGACCTTGAGCTGATTCGTGCCGTGCTCAAGAGCAATCCAGTTGGACTGCGGCGAGATCCCGTACAAGATGTCAGTCTTGACTCCTGCTCGGTAGTAGTACGCCTCTTTCTCGCCGGGAATGGTGTCGATCAACAGCCAGTCGCCAGAGATGAGAGGCGCCGAGAACTGCAGTGTGCGAGTATCCCCGTTCGGAGTCGTGTGGTAGATCGTGAACTCCGAGACGGTACGGTTGACCAGGAGAACGAACTTGATCCCCGTGTCGACCGTACCGTTGTACTCGAACGACCTCGCTGCCGAATCCGCGGTGGTCATCCCGAGCAACTGCACCAACGTCGGATCTATGAAATCCGGGTCGAAGTTGATGATCGAGATGTCCATCGTCGGTTCCTGCGCGAAGATATCCGGGTCACAGGACTCGACACGCCCACTGATGCTGACGGTGAGTCCTTCCTCCATATAGAACTTGAGGCTGACCTCGGACTTCGGCATGAAGTACTCGTACAGCTTGCTCCGCAAGGACCACACCGTATCTTCGGCGGGGTCCGGGTCAAGCTCCAACTTCAGCTTGATGTTGCGGGTCTCTCGCCGGCTGGACTGGTACTGTTCCCCATCCAATCCGGCGAAACTGGACGACACCAACGTTGCCTTGACAGGGCCAAGCCCCTCGATGCCAACGATCCGGTAACCCGAAGAGTCGTCATCGAGGGGCAGGCTAAGAAGATCGCCCCGCGGCGTCGTGACATCAACCTTGATTAGCACTAGTCGACAGAGCTCCCTTCACTGTAGACAGTTGATTCTTGGTGTTGCGGTAGATATCCGCCGTAGACAGAGCCTTAGGCGAATTGTTGAACTGGTTGTAGACGACGCCAGCGGAGACGGCGCTGTCAGTTGCAGACTGAGCGGCCGCGGCTTGGTTGCTTGCGTAGCCGTCACGCACATACTTCGCCTTGGCGTATGCCGTGTCGATCGAGAGAGTCTGCTCAGGAAGCAGTCGACCCATCTGAACAGCGTCCTTGCGGAAGTTGCTCAGATCCAGCACCGGAGTGATGGTGGGCCGAGAAGTCATGTCCGCGGTAATCAGGTCGGAGAAACCGGATATGGTCTTGCGGACAGAATCCACAGCAGTCTGTCCTACGTCTTCCGCCGACTTTGCGACGATCTTGGAGGAGTCTCCCAGGCCCTTGGCGAGGCCCTTTGCGGAGAATCCACCAACCTCCATGAAGACGCGAGACGGGGACTTGATGCCGAGCTTCTTCTTGATGGCCTTGACCATCGCGTCGGCGATCTTGTCCATCTGCTTCTCGATGTTCTTCTGCTGCATTTCAAGACCCTTGACCAGCCCTGCAGCAGACTTAACCGCAGCGTCATACAGGTTGGAGGATGCCGTCTTACCGAGGGCAGCACCAGCCTGATCCAGCTCCTTGCCGAGCGCGTTGATCTCGTCAACGGCCGGCTTACCATTCTTGAGGAGATCCTCGACGAACGGCAACGCACTCGTTCCCTGCGCGAGCAGGTCCTTGTACGTCTCGTCGTTGAGCCCGAGCTTGCGAAGCCTCTGAAGCTGGTTCGAGAACACCTTGGTGTCTTCGACCTGCTTCTTCAGATTCGTCAAGAAGTCAGCGACGGAAATATCACCAGTCGGGGATGCCATGTCGGAGAACTGATCCGTGACCGACTTCTTGTAGTCGTCACGAGTCTTCACCGCGTTGGCGTATGCGTCCTGAGCGTTCTTGATGGACACAGACAGCTTGTCGTACTTGTCAGCCAACTTACCGAGGTGCGACTTCTCGTCGTTGAGGTTCTTGGTAAGCTCCTTGCTCGCGGCCTTGGTTGCTGCTTCCTCCTTCTTGGCCTGAGCGAGTTCCTT